CGTGTTTATTGCTTTCAGGGGCGTAAGCTTGAACTTGCTACTTACGCAAAATTGGAACTTGCACAGATGATTGCCGATGCACTGGCAGGTAAAGAACGGCCAATGAAAGATGATGCCTGGACATTTGCGGCCAAAGCCGAAGTATTTAATCGGTTTGGTAAACTTGGAATGCTAGCGAATTCGGAAGCGTTTGAGAAGTTCCGAATATTTAACATTGGTTTCATGACGGGGTTGTGTCTTGAGCAGCATCTTTTTAAGCTTCGATCCCGTATTGAGAGGGGTAGAATGATAAAGATTGGCTTGCGTTGGTGGCACGGTGGTGCGTTACGTTACTACCTGCAGTTTAAAGCTGACAACCCTTCCATGCGTTACTTTGATGGTGATTTTAAAAACTATGACATGAAAGTCCACCGTACTTTGATGGAGCTGTATTGTGTCATGGGTGGTGTGTATTTTGATTTTACTATGCACACACCCGAGTCTCAGGCGTATCGAATTTTGTTGAGTGTGGTTATGAAGTGGCTTACTCAACGCTTGACTCATGTTTTTGGCGATATCTGGAAAATGATAATCGGATGTATGCCTTCAGGTGCATGGGACACTTCTCACGGTGATTCTTGGATTGCAGGCTTTCTCTTTTGGTGGTATTTTGAAGTTGTTTATGAGGCTAATCCCTCTCGAAGGCGTCAAATGGATGCACTGTTTGCCTCAGGGCACGTGGAATTTGCGTGTTATGGAGACGATCATAATGGTGGCGTTCATTACCTACTTCATGATATCATCAATGAGAATGGTTATGCTCAGTTTGTACTCTCATGTGTTGGTATGGAAATAAAAGATATCCGTAACAACATTCCATTCTTATCTGAACCTGATTGGGCTGGGGGAATGTCGACCCGTGGCGTAGTCTTTTTGCAGCGTTATTTCGTCACGCGTCCGCCACATTTCCCTGCTAGTACAGCTCGAATAGTACCTTACCGTCCAATTACGAAGTACTATTGGAAGCTCCCATTTGGTTCGGGGGGTATACGGACACCAATTGATTTCCTATTGTCTGCTGCCGGAAATGCGTATGACAGTATGGGGACTAATCTCATTGCGTACGAGTTTCTTCGCCATGTGTACTTCTCAGTAGC